ACTGGCACAGTTAAGCGACGAAGCCGCTAACCCTGTCATTATGATGAATAAGCAGACCTATGCGAACTTTAAAGCCGCACAGTATGCCGCAAACTTTGCCGCAGACCCATTTGAAGGACTGCCAGTTCTGTTCAATAACAGCATTACCGCATTCAGTGCCGCAACGACTGGCGTGACATACGCAATCGTCGGCGACCTTGATCACGGCGCACTGGCTAACTTCCCGAACGGCGACAGCATTCAGTTCAAGTTTGACGATCTGTCCCTGAAGAAACAGGATTTGGTCGAGATTCTTGGACGTGAGCCAGTCGCTCTGGGCGTTGTAGCACCACAGGCATTCTGCAAGATCGTAAAATAATCACTTTGCGAAAAGGAGGCACGCAAAATGAGTAAGATTCTTATAGCGATCCCGTGTATGGATCAAGTTCCAGCGCCATTCGCGCAGTCGCTTGCAATGATACGCAAGCCGGACAACGACAACGTCGCTTGTGCGTTTCAAATGGGGTCATTGATCTATACGTCGAGGAATAATTTAGCACTTCAGGCTATGCAGTTGGAAACCGACTATGTGTTTTGGCTTGATTCAGATATGGTCTTCTATCAGGACATTTTGGTCGATATGAAGAACGAAATGGAAGAAAAGGGGCTGGACTTCTTGAGTGGTTTGTATTTCAGACGAACGCCGCCATTCAGTCCAGTCCTTTTCGATAAGCTGGACATTGACGAAGACTGCAACTGCACTTGGACGGACTTCAAGGAAATACCAAAAGAGTTGTTCAAGGTCGGCGGCTGTGGCTTCGGCGCAGTCCTGATCAAGACGGACGTTCTGTTCGCCGTGCAGTGCAAATATGAAACAATGTTCACGCCAGTCGGCAATATGGGCGAAGACTTGTCATTCTGCTGGCGTGCGCGTCAGTGTGGGTATGACATTTGGTGCGACCCTGACATTGAACTTGGTCACGTCGGTTACACAGTCATTAACCGAAAATTCTATGAATCTTATTCCAGCGTGCATAAGGAGGCTGAAGAATGTTAAAAGTGCTTGAAACTTTTTATGACGGGGGCAATCATATGCTCTACCTTGCCGGAAGCGAGATCGCAGACGACCCGTCCTTGGCATATGCCGAGAAACGGGGGCTTGTAAAGCGCTTGAAGGAAAAGGAAGAAGAAGAGGAAAAGAAACCCGTCAAGAAAACAGCAACAAAAAAGAAATAGGGAGAACCTATGAACGCAACACTAAAGACAAGCTTAATATATGACGCGAAACTGCGGTTACGCCTTCACACGGACGCATTCAATGACGAGATCGGCGACCTTATCGAAAGCGCCGCTGATGATCTCCTGAAGCGGAACGCAGTCCAGCCTTCACAGTTAAATGGCACAACTGTCGACCCGTTGGTCAAGCGTGCAATTATGACCTACGTCCGCGCCTTCTTTGGCGATCCTGAAAATGCAGACCGCTATAAAGAGGACTATGACGAGCAGAAAGCCACGCTGATGATGACCAGCGGCTACACGGACTGGGAGGAATCATAATGGACAGAAGCGACGTGATCACCCTTATCAGTAAGAACTCCGTTCAGACAAACGATTATAGTTGGGTGGATCAGGAAACAAGGACGGAAGTCTTTTGTGACGTGCGGTCTATTTCGCAGACAGAATGGTTTAATGCCGGACGGAACGGAATAGACCACCCAGCCTTCATTTTCATTATGAACCGCAACGAGTACCGCGGTCAGCAGATTGTCGAGTTCCACGGACAGCGCTACGGCGTTTATAGAACGTATATGGCAAAGAACGAGAATCTGGAACTGTACTGTGAGGCAAAAGGCGGCGTTTATGTGGGTGCGGAGGTAGAGGCTGATGAACAGGAAAGTCAATCCTGATAATCTTGGTGAAGCGATCAATGACATTCTGACGGACTATGCGGAAACAGTCGTAACGGATATGAAAGGCGCAGTCGAAGCCACAGGCAAAATGGCGGCGGAAACCGCGCAAGCCTACGCAAGCCGGATCGGTCGCGGCAAGTATGCCAAAAGCATAAAGTCAAAGACCACAGAAAGCGGACGCGTTAGTACGACAGTTACGATCTATTCCACGCAGTACCGAATCGCGCACTTGCTTGAACACGGACACACGAAAGTCACAAGAAGCGGAAAGGTCGTAGGGACAACAAGGGCTTTTCCGCACTTTGCACCAGCCGAGGCAATGGCTGAATCGACGCTTGTGAAAAAGATCGAGCAAGCAATCAAAGGAGCATAATATGACACAGAAAGAGTTCGGTGACATTTTAGCGGCTTCCGGCTATCCTGTCACATATTTGGCATTTCCGGCGGACAAATGCCCGTCTATGCCTTTTATCACATTTCAGGAAACAGGGAGCAATAACGTAAGCGCGGACGGCGTGGTCTATCAGAAGGTGAAACAGTACCAAGTCGACCTTTTCACGGCTGGCAAGGACGAAACCGCAGAAACCGCATTGGAAAACGCGTTGTCAGACTTCTTCTGGAACAAATACCAGACAGTCGAGGACAACGAAGCTTGTCAAAGATACACTTATACTTTAGAAGTTCTTGGAGGATAAATAAATGGCTAATAAAGTCAAATACAACCTTAAGAATGTGCATTACGCTGTCGCAACCACGGGCGGTTATTCCACTCCAGTTGCAATGTCCGGCGCGGTCAACCTGACCCTTGACCCACAGGGCGACGATTACGTCTTTTACGCAGACGGCATTCGTTACTTTGAGTACCACACGAACAACGGCTATTCCGGCACACTGGAAATGGCATTGATCCCTGAAGATTTCAGGACATCAATCCTTGGAGAAGTCAGCACAGGCGGAAAGGTCTTTGAACTGGACGACGTGCAGACAGTCAACTTCGCGCTGGGCTTTCAGGTAGACGGCAACGAAAAAGGCAACTTCTATTGGTTCTATAACTGCTCCGCTTCCAGACCGAACGTCGAAGGAGCGACCAAGGAAGACAGCATTGAGGTCAAGACAGAAACACTTAACTTCAGTAATGCACCAGAAACACGCTTCCAGATCAACGGGAAGAATCCTGTGAAACTGAAAAGCGGCGACGCAAGTACAACGACTGCTGGCGGTTGGTTTGCCGCAGTCATCACATCATAAAAAGACGGGGCTTTACGCTCCGTCTTTTTTGTAATAAGGAGGCAGATATGGAAAAGACATTGATCATTGACGGCAATGAGGTGAAGTTCAAGACAAGCGCCGCACTGCCGAGGATTTATAGACAATTATTCAAGCGCGACGTGTTCATTGACTTGAACAAGGCGCGTTCTGGCATTTCAAAGAAAAAGGACGACCTTCCAGTTGACGCGCTTGAAACGATTGAAAACCTTGCTTTCTGTATGGCGAGATATGCAGACCCAGAAGTCGGCAACGACATCACGGAATGGCTGGGTCAGTTCTCTACCACGTCCATATATATGATCGCTTCACAAATATTGGAAATGTGGAACGAAGAACAGAAAGTGACTTCCATACCAAAAAAGTAACTCCGGCAATCGACAGGGAAATGAACACGCCACTTTTTTTACTGCGTGCGCTTCAGGTAGGTCTATCGGTTGCCGACTTGGATTATCTTTCCGTAGGTATGGTTTTTGATATGTTGGTCGAGAAACAGAACGACAGTTATGACTACCCTGTGCTTGCAACACAGGCGGACATTGATAGGTTATAGAAAATGGCTGGAACGAAAGTTAGAGGAATCACAATCGAATTAAGCGCCGACGCTTCCGGCGTAAACAGTGCGCTTAAAGACGTTAATTCAACATTAAAGACGACGCAGTCGGACTTGAAGGACATTGAACGTCTGCTGAAATTAGACCCGTCAAACACGGAATTACTGGCGCAGAAACACAAAGCGCTGGAAAAAGCGTTAGAGGCGACCAAGGACAAAGTCGAAGTCTTGAAGCAAGCCGAGGAAGACCTTGCAAAGCAAATGGAAGACGGCGGCACGGAAGAACAACAGCGTCAAATGGAAGCCCTTCAGCGAGAGATCGTTGCGACGGAAGCCGATATGCGGAAATACGAACAGGCGCTGGAAGAATCAGGCGAAGCCGCAGACGATTCCGCAAAGAAGACAGTCAACTTCGGTGACGTTGCAAAAAAGGCGGCTGAAGTTGCGGCGGCGGCATTTGCCGCAGTTGCGGCGGCGGCAGTCGCAGTGGTCAAGGGTCTGGCTGACATTATTATGCAGACGGCTGACTATGGCGACGAAATCGACAAAATGTCACAGAAACTTGGTATGTCTACGGACGCTTACCAAGAATGGGACTATGTGCTGAAACTTGCCGGAACGGAAATGTCGTCAATGTCGACTGGTATGAAGACCCTGACGAACAAGATCGACGACGCAAAGAACGGGTCGAAGTCCGCACAGGCAATGTTCGAAAAGCTGGGAATTTCTATGGAAGACCTTGGCAATATGTCAAGGGAGGACGCATTTGCGGCAGTCGTGGAAGGCTTTCAGGGAATGGCGGACAGCACGGAACGCGCCGCGCTGGCAAACGATCTCTTCGGCAAAAGCGGTCAGGAATTAACGCCACTCTTCAATCAGACTTCTGAACAGACAAAAGAACTGATCGCAAACGCAGAACGCCTTGGAATGGTTATGTCAGAAGAAAGCGTTGCGGCGGCGGCGGCTTTCAAGGACTCTATGACCACAATGCAAGGCGCAATGAACGGCTTCAAGAATAAACTTGCCGGAGATTTCCTTCCAAGCGTGACAAAGGTAATGGACGGCTTCACGGAAGTGATCGCCGGAGATTCAGACAAAGGTCTTGAAATGATTCAGGAAGGCGTTGACGACTTCATTGAACAGATGAACGAAATGCTACCGACTTTCATTGAGATCGCCGGCAACATCATCGTCAATCTGATCACAGGCATTGTGGAGAACCTTCCTGAACTGATTCCAGCGGTCATATCCGTTGTATTACAGATCATAGACACATTGATTGACAATCTGCCGCTTATCATTGAAGCGGCAATGGAGATCATCATTGCGATCATCAAAGGAATCGCAGAAGCACTTCCAGACCTGATTCCAAAGATCATTGAGGTCGTGCTGACCATTGTCGACACATTGATTGACAATATCGACCTTCTGATCGAGGCGGCGATCCAGTTGATGATAGGACTTGCCGTCGGCATTGTGAAGGCAATCCCAACGATTGTGCAGAAAGCGCCGGAGATCATTTGGTCATTAGTCAAGGCACTTGGCGAAGGTGTATGGCAGTTGATTCAGGCTGGCTGGAACTTGATCAAAGGACTGTGGGAAGGAATTTCACAGGGCGCTTCTTGGTTATGGGGCAAGGTCACAGGCTGGCTCAATAATCTGTGGGGCGGAATCAAGAACTTCTTCGGCATTCATTCGCCGTCAACGGAAATGGAATGGATAGGTGATATGCTGACCAAAGGTCTTGCCGAAGGAATCGAGGAAGGCGCTGGCGAAACAGTGAAAGCCGCCGAAAATATGGCAAACGACGTATTGAACGCGGTCAGCGGTCTGGACAGTACAGTCGACGTTGGAATGAACACGGCAGTCGCGTCCGGCACAGCCTCCGTAATTGGAACGGAAACTGTTGACGCTGGCATACTGAACATTCTTGAAAAATACCTTCCTGAACTTGTGAACCG